ATTTCTGGTTTTTTACTATCTTGAAGATCTTCTTTTATCCTTCGTTCAGCAACATTTTCTAGATGAACTTGGTTTTCATTTAAATCTATAAATTCCCATCCTGTAATATCTTCTAGCCATTTAAATCGATTAATTAGTTTTCTCTCTAAAGTAAAATATGGTTTATCTGATCGTTTAATTATTCTATATTTATATTTCATTTTCTTTCTCCATTCTGTTGATAACATCTTTCATACATAGTTCGATTGAAGATGAAATAGTTTGCAGTATATGTTTTCTATATTTTTTAGGAATTTTAAATAATTCTGGAACATTATTAAAACAGGATGCTGATATATGATGGCCAGATTTATTTTGTATCGAACTATATACTCTCGCGCATAAAATATTAAAATTATCTTCCTCTGTAAATAGATCAATATGAAACATTTAATATTTCCCTATATCTTCTAGAATTTTTTTTCTTTTGCGTAACAATCATCAGCCTCAAATACTAGTGTCAGTAGAAGCTCAGCATCAGCATTAGCATCTATCGTTTTCGCTTTCTCCATAGAATCTACAATCGCACCTGCAAAGAGAGTTGTATTTATCGCTTTATAAATATTTACATAATATGGTTTTTTTGTTGGAGCCATGAAAAGATCGTATCCAGATGTGAAATTATCTCGAATATCATATTTTCCTGATACTGTGTAGTCTTGAAAATATTCCTGTTCATGCGTATATACTAGAGCAATAATCGGATAATTGTCATTTTTACGATCTGAGCAAATAATTCTTACAGGATAACCGCTTCTTGTAACAACTGGATCACCAGCCAATGCAAGCTCAAGGTCAAATAGTTTTAGTTCTTTCATTATAATTCTCCAATTTCTTTAAGTAGACTTTTCAAACTTAAAACATATTCTGCTTGTCTTCTTACATAACTATCATTAGTAATATTAGATAAAGATAATAATGTTTTATTATCTAATTCTATGAAATCCGTTTCTCTTATGAATTCTAAAAGTTTATTGTATTTTATTGCTAGTTGATAACAATTTGCATGATCATATAATTCTACTTTACAATTTATACAGTGAACTTTACTCATGTGATAATCCTATTTCTTGTAGTAACCTTTTTAAGTGATAAGTATAAAATTTAATATCTAATCTTGAATCATGTTCATTTGAAATCATCTTCATAAACTTTAGCATTCGATTATGTCTATTCATACATGATTCAAAACATTCGGGGCATATTCTTCCTAAGTTTGAAATACATTCACTAGTGTGACTGAGATTGCATTGGTATTTATTCATCTTTTTTTATCCCTTTTTCCTTTTCCTTTGCATATTGAACATGACTTAAAGTATTTATAAATAAATCAACTTAAATATTTCCCATAACCGTTACATTTAAAACATTTGTATTTATTCATTTAATAAGCTTCAGGCCAAACATCCCAAGAACCATCAGTATTTTGATGTCCACCCCATGTCATTCTACGATTTCCACAGTCACATCTATGTTCACCAACAGTCCATCCGGTACATTTCTTACCTTCATTCCAATCATCATTAACATCATGACAATTCATACCGTCAAAACTTTCATAATGAGATGGCCCATTTTGTATTTCTTCTTGAATATAATCTTCGAGAGTTTTCTCTACTTTCTCATATGAGGCTTCGAATATTTCTGGCTTGCATGGATAGAATTCGCCTTTGATACCTTTAATGATGTAATCATTAACTGCAGCATGCATATTACCTTCCAGTGTATTTATAACTAATGTCATTCCTTCAATGGGAGGAGGTGTTCTATCTAAGCCGATAAATTGCATTACTTCTTCAAGATTTTCACCTGTATACTGGATAGCTTCTTTAATTGTTGGTTTAGCTCGGTATTTCATGTATTAAATATCCTTGTGATTCATTACAGTAAATTTGTCTTAATATATAATGTGTCCTTCCATGTTTATGTGAAACATTTATCGGTATATAGTAAGTATTTCCTTTCTTTATGATTTTCTTCTCAACCGTCTTCTTGCAAAAACTGCAATAGAATAGATTTCTCATAAAATCACACACTGCCCTTTCGGTTTCATCACGGCAACAATACTTTTCTTCATGTGCTGATCGTAGTTATCTTGCTGTTGTTTAACACTGGGCTCTTTGATCGAGAACAAAGTGAAGCCTCGGGTTTGCATGCTGATATCGAATAACTCGATGGGCTTAGGATCTGGCAGGTCGGCTACTTTAGTCATTCTCACATTCCTTTAATTCTATAATTTCCTCTGATTGTTGATCACCTATTTCGTCTAAAAAATTATGAAGATCCACCTTTTCATCTTCATAAAGAATCCCATTATCTTGACTTACAAGTATCAAAATCGCATACATTTTTAAAACTTGTTTTTGGGTTATTTTCACGATCCATTCTCCATTTCACAATCCCAGCAAACCCATTCTTCAGTATTAATACCGGCTTCTTTGTTATAATCTTTATCAACACGAGATAATTTTTCATCACATTTAGAGCAGTAATTTAGTTCTTTCATTCTAAATCCTCTTCTGATAGCAACTGCGTTAATCTTATTCTATCTCTTTCAATATCAGCCATTAATTCAGAAACTATCTTGTAATAATCTATATCTAAATCATTCTCAGTACTTAATATTGTTATGATAAATTCTCTAAGGGTCATCCGCTTTCGTCCTCCTTAGAAGTGACTAATACCTATTAACATCAACCCAATTCCCAAAAATATGCCTATGACAGCTATGCCAAAAACAAATACAGTTAGTTTCATTATTAGTCCTTTTTAAATAAAAAATCAGGGTGTATATCAATATGTCATTGCATAACTGCCATCACTAAAATAAGTCGTGTTACCGGAATTAATAGCATAACTGCCATCTGAATAATAAGTGGTACTAGCTAAAATATTGGTTGATGCGATTAATAATATTACTGCGATTAAGTTTTTCATAATAATTTTCTCTCTATTAGTTGGTCGATTAAATCTAAAACTGCTTGTTCTTTAGTGTCAGCTCGGCCAAATGGGTCTTGATTACCTTCTTCGTAATCGAATTCATCTTCGCATGTAGCAAGCCATTGAATGCCATCATGAGAAAAGTAGATGGTTACGGATTCCATGAAAGCCCCCTATTTCAATAGGAAGCGTTGTGACAATTTAACTTCTGTATATAATTTAGCTATATCAGGATGATCACATTTGAATTTGCTTTGATTGAAGATATTCATCTCAACTGCTTTAAAACTAGCCAATAACAAGCCACGATCAGTTTTAAACTCATCATGTTCAACGAAATATCCATCAATTACTTCACCTTTCAGCATATCAAGTTCAGCTGAGAGCACTTTAATTGATTGCTGAAGCTCTTTCATTCTGGATAACTTATTTTCGATGATGATGCGATCATTTGGTACTAAGTTTAAATGTTGCATTGTGATTTCCTTTATCTGCGTTAAGGGTTTTTTAAAGGTGTCGAATTCGACAGGTTTAGTTTTTATTTACATAAAACCAAGATTTCATATTCTCAGAATAATTAACTCTGCCGTTAGCAAGCTTATTTTTTAATCTTAAAACTGCTAACTCTGATCCAAATGCGTAAATAGGAGAATCTAAGTAATCAGCCGATATATCCAATGTTTCTTTAGAAATTTCTTCCCAATTAGATTTGATTCGTTTTTTTTGATCTTCTGTGATTTCGATGTTCATTTCTATTTCCTCGTGTGTGTTGGTCAGTAAAAGTATGTTACCATAGTATTACCGAAACACAATAGGAAATTACAATAAATTCAACTTATTTTTATTAGTCTTTATTTATCAATTAATTGAGGTTTACAGGCTTAAATGAAGGTGTTATCTTGAATGGGTTCAATGGGGAAGAGGTCAGATGCTTCCCCGTGATAAATGTTCCATATCAACTTAAAACTTACTGGTAATGAGTATTATAGCTGATGTATGGATTTCATCAACTGTTTTACTTATGGAAAAGTAGAAAATGTCGGAAGAAAAGAAATTAAGTTATGTCTCGCTAGTTAGAACATTCCTCCGTAAGCCTGAATTATCAAAAATATACAACCTTGACGTTTATCAGCGTGAAATTCTTCGTGTTATTGCAAATTATTTAGATATGCCTTTTGGCTCATGTTTTGCAAAACAAAAAGTTCTTGCAGAAGAATGTGGAATGTCCGTCGATAAATTTAAAGATGCAAGCAAACAATTGGTTGATAAAAAATTGTTAGAAAGAAAGAAATGTCCAAAACTTTACCATTATAACTTATCCACACTCAAGTGGCTGCTGGCCACCTGATCAAGTGGCTGCTGGCCACCTGACCAAGTGGCTGCTGGCCACCTGTATATAATGCTTAGATTTAAAGTGGTTAGATTTACAGTAATTATATTTGGAGCTGTCTTTACAGACACATCAAAATCAAGGGGAAAAAGATGAAAAAATATCTCGCTTTAGCAAATAATGTTTTTGAAATAATAAAAAAACCTAAATACTACAGTTTGTGGATAGAATTATGTTTTTTAGGTACGCCAATGACATTAAGAAAACTTAAAGATTACCTTTCAAAAAAAAGAAATTTTAAGATCCGAAAATCAGTTTTGTTCTATGCATTACGGCGCCTTCAGGAACTGGATATTGTTCATATTCAAGTTTCTAACAATAAAATTTTTTATACTTCCAATCCTTCAACTTATTACCGTACAGATGAGGCAATTTACTAATGAAAACGACAAACCTAGAAAAGTTAATTAAGTTCGTATCTGCAACCCATACCGACCTATTGTTGGTTAAGGGGATGGACTTGGAAAACGAAGACCTGGACGAGATGATATTGAGACTTGGACGAAAGCTTAGTTTCCTGAAAGCAATAAGAGGGCCAGTTGAACCTGAGAGCAGCCGATCACCTAAACTCGATCCCAAGTGGAATACAGGCGCTGACAAGCCACAACAGAAATGGTGAGGTCAGGACTCGAGATTTCACAGAAACACGAGCTATGGGGGCTGATTAAGCGTCTAGGGGCTATCTACGGAGAGACTGACGCAAATTGGTTGGCAGAATATGGCAGAAATGTCTATGACGCACAAAAATTGACCTTAGGTGGAGCAATTTTGTGCTTTCAAGACCTGGTAAAACAGGGTGAGTTTCTGGATATTGAAAATAAGCGCCTAAGGCGTTTAAATGCACCTTTGGCTCCAAAGGTACTAGAAAAGTATTTGGAGCGCTCCTGGAGGCGCTGAGGCTGCTTTAAGGGTGCTCAAGAGTCAATGATAGGATGTGATAATGACATACAAACGAGTTGACGATAATCAAAAGGCAATAACTCAGCTCTTCAGGAAGCTAGGATGGAGTGTGTTAATTTTATCCGAAGTTGGAAAGGGATGTCCTGATTTGTTGGTTGGTCATGATCTCAGGAATTACTTGATTGAGGTCAAAGATGGCTCAAAGCCTAGGTCAGCACAAAAATTAACAACACTTGAGCAGAAATTCTTTGATGAATGGAAAGGTGATGTGCGCGTTATTAACTCAGTTGATGGCGCAATACAATTTGCAAATGAGAGAAATAAATGAAATTAAAAGATGCTTTCGAGCAATATGATGATTCGGTAAGAATGAAAAGAAAATCAGCGGTCATGAATTTTGATTATGATATTGGGTGGCTAAAACAAATGGCAGCATGGGGAAACCAAGAATTAGATAATATGGGCTTTATGATACCAAGGGCAATGATAGAGGATGCGCAAGCAGATGATTGGGAAGTTATTGGTAAAGATTAAAAATTGGTTTAAACGAAATAAAGAAGTGGAATTGGATATGTGGGAAGCAATGTAACAATTATTTTACAATTCATATAAATCGAGATCTCATGCGGGTTATACATATATTTTTTATAATTATCCACAGACTTATCCAGAGAAAATGTGGATTCGTGAAACATATAAAGTTCTTCGTGGAACAATTGAAAAATATATTTCAAAAATCGCCTATCACAGTATTGTCGTGTCGTCAAATTGTCGGTATATTGGCGTCTGGATGGCGATAATTAGATGGATATTGGATTGGTCAGTCTTTCTACAAAGATAACTCTGCATTTCTTTCTGTGTCTCCTCATTGATATTCTATAGTGTTATTAATAACCACTTTTTATCTTCATCCATCCTTGAAGTATTAAAAAATTCTCGCCTACCCGGTTTGAATATTTTGGCCTCGTCTGCGCGGGGCTTTTTTTGGTGATGATTAATATGGTTAGTGGATACTGTAAAAGCGAAATAGGAGTTCAGCATGGGAACGATGCTGTTAGTTATTATTGCTGTAATAATTGTGGTTCTCCGTGCGATAAATTAATGTTCACTACATTTGAGAATAATGAGGGTAATACCGATGGTTGATTATGACCAAGCAGTAAATTACATTTTGAAATATGAAGGTGGTTTATCTGATAATCCGAATGATGCCGGTGGTATTACAAACATGGGTATTTCGTTTCGATTCTTGAAGGCATTAGAAAATCCTAAAAGGTATGGATTCGATCATACAATTAACGAAGACGACATCAGACAATTAACACTCTATCAAGCTAAAGCCATATATTACGGGGAGTTTTGGCAACATGCTCCTTTCGATAGAATTAACAATCAAGCTGTTGTGAATTATCTTTTTGATATCGCTATTAACTCAGGAATTGCTACCGCAATTAAAATGGCACAGCGTTCTTGCTGGGCAATTGCGAAAGATAGAGCGATCGTCTTGGAAGATGGCATAATGGGAAATGCGACTATTGACGCTATAAATCATTGTTCTTTCTTTATTCTACCTGTATTAAGATCTGAAAGAGCAGCATTCTATCGTTTAATTGTCGAACGTAATCCATCACAACAAGAGTTCTTAATGGGTTGGCTAAAAAGAGCATATCAAGAGGTATAAAATGATTCCTAAAAGTTCACTTATTTTTTCAATATTTTTATCAGTTATGGTGGGAGTAACATTAGGTTTTATATTTGTTTCATTCTGCCCATTTCTTCAAGATATGTTAATCGATATTAACGAATGCTATTTTATTATTCCATAAATCATGTGGCCTAAATTCCGCAATCTTCTTGCACTTCTCTTCTTAATTATTTATGCGATCATTCAATGGCAAGCTATTCATAATTCTAGCGGTCAAGACGATGTTATTTCTGCAAGGGTTCAGGATATTATGGTGGTTATTATTGCTTATTACTTTGTTGCTTCTAGCAGAGATACTCGAAAATGAAAAAAGAATATCGTTACCTTGCTCCTTTATTTGATGTAACTACTTCATGCGTAAATCCTGAATATATGAAAATAGGGATTAAAATAGGTAATACTATTTATATTATTCCGGTTCCCAGGTCAGAAACGATTGACATAATTTATGAAAATAATCTAATAAAATCAGATGAAATAACTGGTAATTAAAAATGCAAGACATATACTTACTTTCTTAATACGGTTAACTATCAGGAGTAAAGTATGAAAAAGAAAATGATGGGTAAGGAATCAAAGAAAGAAGAAATGAATGAAAAGAAAGAAATGAAAAAAATGGTTAAGAAAGAAGTTGCGCCAATGAAGGCGAAAAAAGGTAAAAAGTAATAATCTAAGCCGCTGCATGGCGGCTTTATTTGGCTGAAAACATGACTGAAAATACCTGTAAGAATAAAATTATTTATGATCTTGGTGAAGAATTAGCAGCTCAAGTAGTTGGAGCAGCCTCAACTTTATTAGCTGACCTTATCGATATTCCCGAAAATTATCTCTTACGTAAAATGACAGGTTCCGAGTGTATAGTATTTCTCGATGCTTTCCTCACAAGATTAAATTGCGTATATACTATGCAAATTAGAGCTATTACTGATAAGATAGAATACAATATTAAAAAAAGTGAGATGCATTAATGAGTGGATTAGTTCGATGTGATTGCTGTAATGGAAGAAAAAGAGTTTTAGGAATGGGTGGCATGGAGAAACCTTGCGGCCCATGTAAGGGAATCGGCTGGATCAAAGATGAAACTGAAATGCCAGTTTATACAGACGGTTTAATAACTTCTGGTGGCAATCCTGTAATCGTAAAACGTAAGCCAGGTCGAAAGCCTAAAATCGTAAAACGTAAGCCAGGTCGAAAGCCTAAAATCCAAGCTACGCTGGAGGTTTAAAATGACAAAGACTCGTAAAACTGCGACGCTCTATTCTATTGAAATTGCGACTGAAATTTGTAGAGCCATTGCAACTAATGCATGCGGCGTAGGTATTTTATGTGAACGTAATCCTCATTGGCCGGCCCGTCAGACTATTAATGAATGGCGTTATGATCATCCTGAATTTCATGATATGTATTATGACGCAAGAAAACATCAAATTGATTTACTTGCTGAAGAAATGATTGATATAGCCGATGAAAAAACAAATGATACGATTATTCGTCAAGGCCACGACGGAAAAGAAAAAGAATACATGAATACTGAGTGGATCAATCGTTCTCGTCTCCGTGTTGATGCTAGAAAATGGATGGCAATGAAATTATTGCCTAAGATTTATGGTGAGAAATCTGAACAGAAGATAGAAGTTAGTACGCATGAGAATTGGTTGGAAACTTTGAAATGAACTTTCAGAATGAATAATGTTATTCCATTTAAGACGCAGCAGGAAATATTGATTTGCGGTCATTGTTATGATGAACAAGGGTTATTTAACATCGGTATTGACTTTGTTGCTTTCTGTTCTGAATGCTGCTGGACGGTAAGACTCAAAAGCTCGCCTTACCCAGATTGGAGAAAAATTGAAGAAATTGACAAAGAGATTTTGAAATGAAACTGGAAGATCAGGTAGTAAATTTAGAGTTAGCGAAGAAATTAAAAGAATTGGGAGTTAAGCAAGATAGTTTATTTTATTATCAGAATAATCCATACAGCGACGGTGAAGAATGTATAGATTTGATGGTTAATGAATACAGCAGTGAAGCTGGTGAAAATGTAATAATGAATACTGAGAGTGATAATGATAATCATCCAAAATATTCAGCATTTACGGTAGCTGAATTAGGTAAAATTACATCAAATTCATTTAATGAATGGGCTGAAGGTTATAATAAATCTGACTCTGAGTGGTATTTCAAGTATCGAATTGATAAAAGTTATCTCTCATGTCAAAAAAATGAAGCTAATGCTAGGGCTGAGTTTATAATTCACTTAATCGAGAATAAATTGATTGATGTTGAGTATTAATGTGATTGTTCGAGAAGAAATGATTTGCTACTCGACAAACTTTACATGTGATCAGGAAGATTGTGAAGTTAAAGAGCCTCATTACCATCTAAGTGTTATTAGCGATTCAACAACATGGGATACATCGAGTTAATGGAAAGTATATTAACAATAGCATTAAGAATATCTATCGAGGCTCATTCTAATCAAGAAGATAAAAGTGGAAGTCCATATATTCTTCATCCTTTTCGTTTAATGTTAAGATTCAACACTGAAAAAATGAGAGTGATTGCTCTCCTTCATGATGTTCTTGAAGATTCTAATCACACTCAAGAGTTTTTAATTGATTCAGGAATTCCACAAGAATGGGTATATATAATTAAGATCTTAACAAAAAGATCTTATCAGTCTTATGAGGAATACATTAAAGATATCTCTCATAATGAATTAGCTACTTTGATAAAAATTGCCGATCTTGAGGATAATATGAATATCTTACGATTAAATATTTTGGAAGATAAAGATATTGAAAGAATAAAAAAATATCATAAAGCGTGGAAGTTATTAAGTTCACCTTCTCAAGTTGTTAAATGCAACTGCTCTTATGCTGGCGGTTGCTATGAGTGTGATTAATGCTTAAAGAAGAAGAAACAATCCTCCGGCAAAAACTCAAAGATGATTACGAATACTATGCTGCTAACTGTTTAAAGATCCGGCCTAAGGATGGGAAGACCTCCTCTTTCATAATGAATCGAGCGCAAAAATATGTTCATTCACTTGTTGAAAAACAATTAGCGGAAACAGGCAAAATTCGCTGCCTAACGTTGAAAGGCAGACAGCAAGGAATGAGTACGTATATTGAAGGGCGTTTCTATTGGCGCGTTACGCATCATAAAGGTATGCGTGCTTTCATCCTAACCCACGAAGAAGAAGCTACAAATAATCTATTTGAAATGGCGAAGCGTTATCATGAATTTTGCCCCGTCCAGGTTAAACCCACCACCAGAACTTCCAATGCGAAAGAACTTATTTTTGACGCCATCGATTCTGGTTATAAGCTCGGTACTGCTGGTAATAAGTCTGTGGGTCGCTCTAGTACTATTCAGTATTTACATGCTTCCGAAGCAGCTTTCTATAAGCACGCAGATGAGCACGCAAAAGGAATCATGCAAACAGTCCCAAATGCTCCTGGAACTGAAGTCTTCATCGAATCCACCGCCAATGGAGTGGGAAACTGGTTCCATCAGCAATGGCAATTGGCAGAAGCCGGTGAGTCAGAATACATAGCGATATTCGTTCCTTGGTTTTGGCAAGATGAGTACAAGAAAGAATGCCCATTATCATTTACGCCGGATGAACATGAGATTCTGATTAAAGAATCATTCAATCTCACCAATGAGCAATTGGCATGGCGTCGAATGAAGATAGTTGAGTTATCCGTTAATGGGATGGATGGCGCTAAAGCTTTTAATCAAGAATATCCAAATACAGCGACAGAAGCATTTACACTTACTGGCGAAGATAATTATATAGCCACTGATATCGTATTAGCCGCGAGGAAAGCACAGAATGTCGAAGCATACGGCCCTCTCATCATCGGAGTTGATCCGGCTCGCTTTGGCGATGATAGATCAGCAATCATTAGACGACAAGGAAGAAAAGCAAGTGGACTTGAAACGTACATTAAAAAAGATACGATGGAAATTACTGGCATTGTACATAATATCATTGAGCGTGAGCATCCTGCTGCTGTGTGTATTGACGTGGGTGGCTTGGGGGCTGGTATCGTCGACCGTCTTAATGAATTAGGACACAAGGATATAATCCATGCAATTAATGCTGGATCTAAACCCCTAGATGCTAAGAAGTATCTGAACAAACGTGCCGAGATGTGGGGTAATTTGAAACAATGGTTATTGGATGAACCGGTATCATTACCAGATTCCGATGAATTACATGCAGATCTTTGTAATGTTAAGTACAAAGTTGATTCAGTTTCAAGATTGATGATTGAGAAAAAGGAAGATATGAAAAAGCGCGGGGTCAGATCTTCAGATACTGCAGACTCGTTAATGCTCACTCTCGCCATACCCGAATCAGCATTCAATAACCTGAATAAAGCTAAAAAGTCTGAAATAGCAAAAGAGATAATGTCAAATTACAACAAGGTTCAGGGCTTAAGGCGTGCGCAATATAAACGATAAATTTGTCAATTATTTTCTGAATTTTGTAATTTTCCGTGTTTCTTATAATCAATATGTTTATATATAGTATATATAAATGTGTTATCTGCGTTTAACTGCGTGTTAACTGCGGTAAACGACCGCTTAATTACCCTGGCGCATGCCACTACTAATAACCTACCAATTACTCCTGAATTAGTATTTCCCATGGGATTCCCACATTCCCCACTTATTCCCGTTTCGGGAATTACGGGAAAGTGTTCACTAGACGTTAACTAGACGTTAATTAGAAGTGCAGATTGGTGCTTGGCACTAATTGGCACCCGGCAAAAGTGGCGCTTTTACCATACATTTGCCGGGTTGTGACCGAATTCGGTTTATGAATAACCGATCGGTTTCCGGAATGAACCAAATCTCATTCCGTTTTTTTGTTCATTCCGGAAATTAGTGTTTAAAAATTACAATTTATCGCCACTTTCCTATTCAATATTAAAGTTGTACACTTCACTATCAATTCTGCGAATAGGGAATGCTGGAATGGAAGTAGCTCAAAAACATCAAGACTATCTAAAAACTCTCAAAAAGAATGTTGCAAAAACATTCATGTACAACAAAGACAATATTGAACGATTCCATAAATTCCAGAAATTTGTATTCCAAACATCCATTAGTGCCGAAGAAGAAGACACACTTCGCGCAATGCAGAAACCAATTATTGAATTTAATATAACCAATGCGCCTATTAGTCGATTATGTGGTGAGTTCAGTAAACAAGAACCCTCTATCTATGTCTCGAATGAAGATGGCGATCAAGTAGACGAAGAAACTATAAGAGTGGTTGAAGGCCATTTACGTCATATTCTATTTGAATCTAAAAAGCACAATACCCAATACAATGTTTATCGTGATACTTTGTCAGGCGGATTTAGTTCGTTTAAAGTTTGGACAGAATATGCCGGTGAAATGAGTTTTGATCAAGTAATCAAGTTTGGTAGAACATTTGATCCTACGCTGACAGGCTTCGATCCAATGGCTAGAGAGATTGACAAATCAGATGCAGAGTTTTGTTTTGAGATATTTCCTAAGACGAAGGAAGACTTTAAAGCGCAATATCCTAATGTAAACTTGGATAGCGTGGGATTCAAAAAACAAAGTTCCGATTTCAACTGGTCATATAGCCTTCCTAATAATGAAGATATCGTTGTACTTTGCCAATACTATCGTAAGAAAAAGCGAAGAGTTCAAATCGTTAAAACTGCCGATAACAAAGTAATGACGATGGATGATTACAATCAATTACTCGAAGATTGGACAAAGCAAGGATTTGTGCATCAACCGCCTGCTATCGTTGGCAAGCCAAGATGGACTGAGAAAGTTTATATCTGTCGCTATATCGCGATGGAAACAGAAGTTGTGGAATACAAGGAAACCGTATTTAAATATCAGCCTTTAGTGTTTGCGGATGGCGATTCAGTAATTCTTAAGAATACTAACAACGCTGATGATTCATCGACTCTTCAGCAATTCACGAAGCCTTACATATACCATGCTGAAGGCATTCAAAAGCTCACTAACTTTTCAGGTCAGGTTATTGCAAATGACTTTGAAAATATGGTGATGCATAAATTCAAAGTAGCTGAGGAATCTTTACCTTCTGAATCTGAATTTAGAGACGCATATAAGAATTGGCAGCAACCGAATACATTAGTGTATAAGCATTTGTGGAATGATAACCCAGACGTACAGTTGCCAGCACCACAAGAAATTGCACGAATTCCATTACCGCCAGAGGTAGTTTCAACGTTTAATACTTCTATGCAAATGCTTCAAAATATTCTGGGGAGTTATGATGCGTCACTTGGTATTAACGATAATCAACTCTCTGGTGTGGCTATTGTTGAGGGGGCTACTCAGTCTAATGCTGCTGCTATGCCTTATGTTGTTAACTATATGCAAGCATTGAATCAAGTTGCAAACATCATTGTTGACTTAATTCCTAAATTCTATAAAACACCTCGAACCATTCCTGTAGTTGATAAAGAAGGCAAACAAAGTTACGTAAAAATTAACCAGCCAAATGGTCAAGGCGTTCAATTCAATTATGATGAGAATGCGTTGCAAGTTAAGGTTGAGGCTGGCGTTAACTTTGCAATCGCGAAGAATAAAGCATTACAGCAAATCATTGCCTTGATGAACGCTTCTCCTCAATTCGCAGAATTTATTAACGAAGCTGGATTAGAAACCCTCCTCGATAATATTGAATTTAGAAATGTTGACATTCTCAAAGGTAAAGTAGCTGCCTGGGTAGCGAAGAAACAGCAACAACCTAATCCTGAACAGCAACAAGCTCAAGCTCAAGCTCAGCAAGCTCAAGCACAAATGCAATTAGCTCAGCAACAGTTCCAATTAGAACAACAAAAGTTGGAACAAGAAGCTGAAAAAACTAAAGCTGATGTAATGTTGAAGACTGAACAGATTATTAATGATCGTGCCAAGATTGATAATGAACGCTTGCAGATTGAACAGAAGACTGGTGAATCTCAGGTTAAGATGATTGGCTCTATTGCTAAGGCTCAAGCAGAAGAAAAACGCGCACAAGCTGATGTAGAAATGAAAGAAGCTTCATTGCATTTACAAGCTCATAACCAAGGCCATGATCAAATGTTAGCAGCTGCTAAACATGGACTAGATATGAGCAAACACGAATATGAGAAAACTAAAAAGGAAAGTAAGGAATGAGCGATACATTTAAAAAAGTTTATAAACCAATGAAACCCGAAAGTGCCGTTCTTATTCAAGCGACAAAAGAACAAGCTGAAGTTTTAGAAAAAATGATGCTTACGATAAAAAGTAGAGAAATGTCATTAGCATTAACTAATCTTGAACAATCTTTAATGTGGTCTACCAAAGCTATTGTTTTAAATGATAAAAAGGAACCAGAAAATGGCTAAAGAAAAATGGATACAAGGTGCAATTAAAAAGAAAGGTGCATTACATAAAGAATTGGGTATCCCCGCTTCAAAAAAAATTCCTGTTAAGAAGTTAGGTGCAGCAGCTAAAAAAGCAGGTGTTGAAGGAAAAAGAGCTCGATTAGCAAAAACATTATCTAAGATGAATAAAAAATGATTATTCAATTAAACCCACCGATTCCGATGCATGTTATCGACAAGGGAAATGGCTATGCTATTGCCATGTTAGATTATAGTCCTGAATTTAATATTATGTTCGTAGTAGCAATTGATAAAACGGGAGAAATATGGACTGTAGATAACTCAAAAGTAAGAATGCAGAAAAATATCACTTTAGGTAGAATTTTATAAACTTGTAATATTAAGGAAAATCAAAATGGCTGTAGAATTTAAAACTCCTTCCGAAACAGAAGCTACACAAATGAAAGAATTTGCAAGCATTGTGGATTCTGCATTAACTATTCTACATGCTCCTGATTTAGCACATGTGTCACAGATAGTAGCCAAGAAATTACAAGAAGCATTAATGTGGTTTAGTCATGGCATCTTAAATAAACCAGTTGTACAAGCTGCTGTAGACGTTGCAGAAGTAGCTGCTGAAGTAACAGGCAATGCAGAATTAGTTTCAGCTGTTCATTTAGTTTCTGAAGTTGAAACAGTTATTCAAAATCCAGTTGTAGAAGAAAAACCCATTGCATAGTACGTAAATTGCGCGGATAATTGTCTTATGTAAGTGCAGATCCTTGGCGTTATAGAGGAATAAAATTCACCGGGTCGTAGGAATCAAAAACGACAGAGACTCTTGCTTTCTAGAGACAATTACCGTGGCTGGACAAAGGCTGATTAAAGAGGTTTGAAATGAGTGATAATGAACAAGCAGTAGATTCGAGCATGCAAAGTCAGGCTCCAATTGTAGAAAGTAGTTCTACTGAAAGTGCTCAACCAGTATCAACAGAAGGCCAAATAACGGCACCTGTTGTTGAAAAAAGTTTTAGTCAAAGTGAAGTTAGTAAAATAGCTGCACGAGAGGCTAGACAAGCTGCCGAAAAGGCGACTGAAAGAACTCGAGCTGAAATGAGACAGCAATATGAGTCTCAATTACAACAGCAACAAGTTCAACAACCACAGAGTATAGGTGGTGTGCAACAACAGTCGCCAGAACAACTTCGACAGATGATTCAGGAAGAGGCATGGAGAATGTCTCAACATACGGTGGCGCAACAGATCGAACATGATTGGCTTTCTTCGATGAATGAAGCTAAAGATTCAGATCCTGAATTTGCAGAACTGTACGACGACTTAAATATAGAAGCTCATCCAGACTTAATATTATGGCTGAATGGGATGGATAACAAAGCATCTGTTGTTAAAGATATTGCTAAGAATCCATCTAAGTTTTCTAATATTTTAATGTTGGCGCGCAGTGGGTCGCCACAATTAGCAAAACGGGAGTTGCAGAAACTATCTGCATCAATCACAGCTAATGAGGCTGCTCAAAAACAAGCTCAAGTTGATGCTCCATTAAGCCAGATCAAGCCTTCAAATATTGGCTCGGACAATGGTGATATGAGCGTTAAAGACTTCATGGCTATCTTTAAAGGATAGTATTAACGTGGTGTTGCCATTGTCTCTGAACTTAACCTTTTGGAGAATTAAACAATGCCAACACCTAATAATACGTTACAGAATGTCCAAACCTATCAAAAAGCTGAATTAGCATTTCTTCTTAACTCATTCTGCGGTATTAGAATGACAAATAAGAAGTTCGAAAATTTCCAGGATAAAACCGCAAACTTAGGTGATACAGTTACCTTTGATTTAGCGCCACGCTATATTGGTTATAACGGTTTAGTTATCACACAACAACCATCTGTTCAACGCGTTCAATCCTTAGTTTGTTCTCAAGCAGAAAATATTTCTGCTGGTTATACTGACCAACAATTCTTATTCAACGTTCGTGATTATATGGATCGTTTCGGCGAAGCAGCTATGAAAGAATTAGGTTCTAAAATTGAATCTGATATTCTTTTAAATGTGGTTTCAGGTGTTCGTATTAATGATCCTCAAAATTCGAGCTTTGGTTCATTACAAGTTAACTCTGGCCCATATCGTTTCTATGGTGATGGCGTTACACAAATCAATTCTTATGGTCAATTAGCTCAAGCATTAGCTAACTTTCGTGATTTGGGTGCGGCATCTAATAAGACTCGCGGCATTTTACCTATGACCGTTATTCCTGGAATTATTACCACTGGCTTACAACAATTCTCACCATCTATTAATGAAAAAGACAAAATGTCTTGGATGTTGGGCAGCTTTGATGATTGCGAATGGTATCGTTCTAACTTATTACCTATCCACATTGCAGGCACTATTGGTGATACCGCTGCGCCAAATAACGTAATGACGGTTGTAAGTACCAATGATCCAACAGGTGTGAATGTAACTCAAATTAACTTTACAGAACCAACAAGTGGTACCGATGCTAATGCAATCAAAGCTGGTGATTTATTCCAGTTTAATGATGGCGTTTCTGGCAAACCTAACATGCGTGCACTTACCTTTATTGGTCATAGTGTATCTGCTCAACCTGTTCAGTTCAGAGCTATTGCTGATGCTGCAACGGTTGCTGGTTCGGTTACAGTTCAAGTTCAAACTGTAAATGGTATTGGTTTGGTATCTGCACAAAATCAAAATCAAAATATTAATAATGTTATTCAAGCTGGAATGAAAGTAACTCCATTACCATCTCACAGAGCTGGTTTGATTTACTCAGGCGACACTTTCTACATGGCGATGCCTAAACTTCCAGATGAGTCTCCATTCACCACAGTAAATATGATGGACGCTGATTCCGGTGCATCTATTCGTCACTACTACGGTTCCCAATTTGGTCAAAACAATCGTGCTTATGTGCGCGATAGCATTTGGGGGAGTTGCTTAGTCAGCGACAACTGCATGAGACTCATTTTCCCCATATAAATAAGGGATATTCAAGCTTTTAAATTATGATACCCTTACGTTTTAACCGAGTAAGGGTATAAAGATGAAAGCCTTAAATTGT